CCATCAAGCACAACGAGCGGGTCATCAACATTGACGGCCTCCTGTTGTCTGATGCTTTCATCGCCAACATCGACGAAGCGATGAACCATTACGATGTTCGCGCCCCGTACAAAGCGCAGCTTGGCTACGCTCTGTCGAACAAGGCCGACCGTCACCTGTTGCAGCTTATGATCATGGCGGCTCGTGCAGCGGCCACTGTCAGCGGCGGCTTCGGTGGAACGGAATTGGTCAACGCGGATTACGATACTTCCGCCAACACGCTCGTCAGCGGTCTATTCGACGCTGCGGTTGCGTTGGACGAGAAGGACGTTCCTGACGATGGACAGCGGTTCTCGTACTTCTCCAGCGAGTCGTACCACATGCTCGTTCAGTCGGATCGTGCGATCAACCGTGACTGGAACGCCCAGGAATCGAACGGCTCCTACAAGAGCGGCAAGATTGCTGAGATCAGCGGCATCCAGATCATCAAGAGCAACCACGTTCCGTCAACGGACTTGTCCGCTGGCGCGGATGCGTTGCAGAACAACGATTACTTCGATGACTTCTCCAACACGGTCGGTGTGGTTGCACACAAGACTGCCGTGGGTACGGTGAAGCTCATGGACCTCGCGTTCGAAATGGAATACGACATCCGGCGTCAAGGGACGTTGATGGTCGCCAAGTACGCGATGGGCCACGGCATCCTCCGACCGGAGTGTGCAGTCGAATTGGCCGTTGCCTAATCGGTCAACAAGCGTGTGTGAGTAAGGACTATCCGGCGACGGCTGGGTATGGGCGCGGCTAGCAAGCGCAGTAGCTTTACTCGCATATTCACGAAGGGGAGTTGCCTCACAAGGGCGCTCCCCTTCTTTTTCCCATTTGGAGAATCACATGGCTCAGACAATGACGACTGAATTGGAAGCTGTCAACACGATGCTCTCGTGCGTTGGCGAAGCTCCGATCAACTCTCTCTTAGGCGATCTTCCCGCTTCAATTCAGATTGCCGTGGACCTTCTCAATGACGTAAGCCGACGCACTCAAGCGAAGGGCTGGTCATTCAATACCGAAGAAGACTACGAACTGGCGCTCAACGGCGACAGCGAGTGTGTACTTCCAGGTGACTGCCTCTCCTGCGACCTCACGGTTGAGGACTGGTCGGTGAACCTCGTGCAGCGCGGCACCCGCCTGTATGACCGGAAGAACCACACCTACGAATTGGACGCTGCCCCGCGTTGCACAATCGTTTTCTTCCTGACCTGGGATGAGTTGCCGGAAGCAGCCCGCAACTACATCAAGATCAAAGCTGCCCGAATTCACCAAGACAACACAGTAGGCTCGGAGTCTCATCACCGCTATTCACAGCAGGATGAAATCGAAGCCTACGCCGACATCGTAGGCGCGAACGCTGAAGCCGAAGACGCAACGATCTTCGACAACTGGGACGTTGGCAGCATCGTATCCCGCAAGCGTGTTCAGACCTACAACTTCTAAGGAGCATTCATGGCACTGACTAGCGGCAGTATCTCCAGCTTGATCCAGGGCGTAAGCCAACAGCCTCATGCGTTGCGCCTCCCGAGTCAGCTAGAGTCGCAAGAGAATTGCTACTCGTCGCCGGTCGAGGGCCTGACCAACCGGCCTCCGTTCGAACACATCGCCCAGATTTCCGCTGAGCCATTCGATGATGCGCTGTTGCACACAATCAACCGCGCAGTCGATCAACGGTTCAAGGCGATCTTCCAGAACGGATGGGTTGACGTATTCGACCTCGACGGTACGCAGAAGGTGGTCAACTCAGAAGATGAGAGTCTCATCCTCTGTGAAGACATCGCTGCAACGGGTGAGCAACAGACGTACATCCTGGCTCCTGCCGATGGGGAGACTGCGGTGGACTTCACCGTAACCCTCACTGGGACGGCCACTGTAGCGTTCCAAGAATCACCGGACGGTTCCGTGTGGACTACGACTGCGACTCGCTCCACATCCGGTACAACGACTGTGGTGTTCGATGCTGGCACGGTCTACATTCGTGCGAACGTAACGGCCTACACTTCCGGCACGGTCACAGCTTACGCAGTCTATCAGAACTTCCGGTACCTCCTGACCGAAACACCATCTTCCGACATCCGTTGCGTCACAGTTGCCGACACGACTTTCATCGTGAACCGCAGCAAGACGACCGCGATGTTGAGCAACGTAACCTCGGCGCGAGCGGCAGAAGCCCTCGTCTTCGTGAAGGCGGGTAACTACTCCTCGAACTATTCCATCTACATTGATGGAGTGCAGCGGGCGACATACCTCACATCCGACACCGTGGTATCGACCCTCCAGACCGACAACATCGCAACCGAGTTGTACAACGACCTCGTGGCGTGGGGCGGTGCTGGCTATGGCTTCACGAGATTTGGTGCCGTCATCTGGATCACGAAATCCAGCGGCGACTTCGTTTGCTCAACCATTGACTCGCACGGCGGCGACGACCTCAGCGCGATCAAGGACGTAACAGCTAAGTTCACTGATCTACCGGCAGTCGCGCCGGATGGCTTCGTGGTCGGCATCAACGCCAACCCCGATGTTGAGGACAGCGAAACCTATTACGTGCAAGCGGTGACGAACCAGGACAACGACGACTTCGGCGCTTGCTCGTGGATGGAAGCACCGGCTCCTGGCATCGCGTACATCATTGACGAAACCTCTATGCCGCACAAGCTCACCCGCGAGCAAGACGGCACGTTCACCTATGCGGCTATCGAGTGGACCGACAGGGTGTGCGGCGACGACGACACAAACAGCGAACCCTCATTCATCGGGCAGACGATCAATGACGTAATGTTCTACAAGAACCGTCTTGGTCTCCTGGCCGACGAGAACTTCATCTGGAGCGAGACCGGCGAGTACTTCAACTTCTGGAGAACCACAATAACCTCACTGAAGGACTCCGATCCTGTTGACTCCCGAGCGGCTCACACGAAGGTCTCGATCCTCAAGAACGCCGTGGCCTTCAACAAGGACATGATCCTGTTCTCTGACCAAACACAGTTCTCAATTCCTGGTGACACCGCTTTGACGCCGAAGACAGTGCGCTGCGATGTCGTCAGTGAGTTTGAGAGCTTGACGGATGTGCGCCCAGTGAACGCCGGTAAGGTCATCTACTTCATGTTTGACCGTAGCGACGAGCAGGGGAACAACACCGGCTACTCAGGGATCAAGGAACTGTACATCAGCGCGAACAACGCTGAGAACATGGAAGCGAACGAAACGACTGCACACGTACCGGCATACATTCCGGCTGGTGTGTTTAGTCTCAGCGTGTCCACCTTATCGAACGTGGCCGCAGTCCTGACCACCGGCGATCCAGGGTCAATCTACCTGTACAAAACCGAGTGGAGCAACGAGAAGAAAGTTCAGTCAGCGTACTTCCGCTGGAACCTAGATGACTACACGGAAGAGACCGTGAGCGTGTTGAGCGCCGACTTCATCGGCTCAACCCTCTACGTAGTTGTCCAGCGTGGCGAAGGTGTGTTCTTGGAGAAGGCCCAACTTCTCCCGAACCGAGTGGACGACTACGTATCCTACGTAACCCTGCTCGACCGGCGCTGCACTGACGAAGACTGCACCGTGTCCTATGACTCGAACACCGACCGGACAACCTACACGCTCCCGTATGAGATCACATCCTCAGAGATGGTGGTCATCACACGAGGGATTGCAGACAACACCGGCATGGCCGATGTCGGCAAGGTGCTACAGATCGACACCGATACGATAGGCGGAACAACTCTCACAGTCGTTGGCGACTATGAGGATAACCCTGTCTGGATCGGTCAGCGGTACTTCTGCGAAGGAGAACTGAGTCGCATCTATATCCGCAGGCAGAGTTCCTCGGGCGGGACGACAGTGGACGCAGCCAGCAACCTTCAACTGTTGCGCGGCTATGCGGTCTACTCGACCAGCGGAGCTTTCACAATCTCCGTCACACCCGAAGGACGCAACGTCAGCAACTACGTATTCACTGGCCGCATCACCGGAGACATCAACAACGTCCTCGGCACGATTGCGCTGCGAAGTGGAATCTTCAAGTTTGGCATCCTCTCGAACAACGAGAGAGTGACCATTTCGATCAACAGCAACTCCCATCTGAAGTTCTCCATCACCGGCATTGACTGGGAAGGAGAGTTCACGAAGCGGAGTGCATAAGGAGGAATAATGGCTGGATACGTCCGAAGCTATCGACCTGGCGATGAACGACAACTCGCTACCTGTCTGCGTAAAGCGGATCGAATGGAAATCGAAGCAGCCTCGGGCGCTAGACCAGTCGATGTACTCAGGTGGAGTGCGGAGCGATCCGCACCCGCCTGTTCCATCATTTACGAGGACCGAGTGGTTGGCATGTTTGGCTGTGTACCAGACGGCACCGTTTGGCTCCTCGGGGCTGATGCGCTAGTTCAGCCTCCGCTAGTCCGACAGTTCCTTCGGGAATGTCGCCGCTACGTGGATGCGCTCCCTTATCCGTTACTACACAACCTCGTGGACGAGCGTAACACCGTTCACATCCGTTGGCTACAGTGGATGGGCTTCACCTTCATCGGTGAGCCGGTCCTGCTCGGGCCTCACCAACTTCCATTCCGAAAATTCGTAAGGATACAACCCTATGTGCATGGCTCAACAGGGCGGCGCTCCAGGTGAAACGAACACCGGAGGCGCTGCATTAACAGGCGCGGCTTCCGGTGCAGCTATGGGAACCATGCTCATGCCAGGTTGGGGTACCGCTATCGGTGCCGTGGCCGGTGCTGCGATGGGCGTCATGGGTTCAGTCGCCAACAACAAGAACGCGAAGAAGACTGAAGAAGCTCGACGTATCGCCCGCGATCAACAGATTGCCGAGAACAGACGGAGAGCGACCAATGACTATCTCAACCAAGTCAGACTCGAACAGACCGCGCAGGCACAAGAGAATGTCGCGCTGGCTGAGCGTACAACCGATATTGCTCGTCAGCGGGATAACACTGTTGGTACTGCTGTGGCTTCTGCTGCGGAGCGTGGTGTCGATGGTCGAACTGTTGACCAGATTGTACAGGACTATCACTTCCAGAGCGATCAAGAGTCAGGCCGTCTGAGAATCAATCAGAAGGGTCGAGACCAACAGCACTGGACGAACATCCAGAACCAAGACAGACAATACTACAACCGCATCACTGGCACTCCGAC